ATGCTGAGAGGATCAATGTCTTACACCTTGGGGTATTTGTCTTTGACCGCCTGTATACGCGCAGACATATCCTCTGGGAAAACATCAGCTTTAAATAGTGCATCAAGCTGCTCGCCAATTGATGGGTATTCTGCGGCGCGAAGTTCTTTGTATGTCAGTGCTGGCGGTTGTGGGCGCAGGGCTTCGGCTTCAGCTTCTGTGATCGCAGTGCATTCAGGCAGCCAAACAGCAGGGTCAACGCCATCGTCCAGCCAGTAGAGTTTGTTTTCTGAGTCTTTGAAATGTGGCATGTTTTTTCCTTAACGAAGTTCGGCCCAATTTAAAATGCTCATTACCGCTGATGTGAGCAAATATGTTCCTCCTGACGGGACAATTAATGATGTTGGCATATTAAATTGTCCAGTAATATTACTTTGACATTGGAAAGTAGCAACGGTAACACTACTAATCGTAAATGTAGCCGTTCTTTGAGTTGAGTCAGCGCCATAATATAATACGAAAATAATTTGAATTGGCTTACCTGTAGAGTTTGTGTATGTAGTACCCGCAGATCTGCTTGCCGTTAAATTCTGCCAAGTCTGTCCATCACCTACGCCACCAACAGTGCTGGTTGATGCGTTTGGAAATGTTATTCCTGATGTTCCGCTGATTGTGGTTGTCATAGTTTTACTCCTTACTCATAAAGAATGTTGATTGAACCAGCGTCAAAGGTGTCTGTGCCGTTTACTGTGGTGATGCGAACACGGTCAAGAGCGCCTGAAAGAGATATTAAACCTGCAAATGTAAATACATTGTTGGTACTAGATAACCCAATAGTTCCTGTTCCCGCCCAAACATTTCCAGACATATTTGTAAATGTCATATTTCCATAGCCAATATTTGCAGCTAATCCCCAGTTATATAATAAAAATCCTGATGATAAATTTAAAGTAGCTACGCTACTAGCTATAAAAGATGAGCTTCCTAAATATCCTGATGTTGTTGCACTACCTGAACCTAATTGAATTAAAGGTGAAGATGTTCCACTTAAACTGACACCATTAAACATCACAGTAATACGCCTTACACCTGCGGGTATGCTTGTAAAGTCAATGCTTGTGCCGCTGGTCGAGTTTTGTGCTGTTTTGGTGTTAATTAAACCGACTGTACCGGTTTGGTCGCCTGTAATAGTTACTGCCATCATCTACTCCTTATGGGTGTAAAGCACGCAATTGTGCAAGGGTTGTACAGGAATCTGCCAACGCCGTGATATTACGCAGTCGAACTTTTTCAGCAACGATAGCGGATGTATCAGAGTTGGTTTCTAAAGCGCGTTGAAATAGTACATCCTGCGCAGCAAGCAAAGGTTCCCGCTCAACTCGCAAACGTGTTTTAGTAAGGGCTTTGGCTTTGTCAAAATTAACAGTCACAATGCCGTCGGCCTGCTCCCAAGCATTAAAGAAATCGTTGTCTGAGTTTGGCAGATCACGAGAGTCAACAATGTAGCTTTTTATGCCAACAGGAATGTCTTTACTTTGAACGGCTTCAATAGAAAGTTCACCAGTAGGTGTGCATGTACTGACGCCACCATTTTCGTTTGTAAAAATAATTACTTGTGCCATGTTTGTTCCTTATCTAAAAATTCCAACTGAAACATAAGTTGCGTCAGTTGCTGTACCAACCGTATTATTTACAGAAAATCTAAAAGCTGATGCTGTAGGAGCGACTGCGGCTGTACTGCCAATAATTATTCCTAAAAGGGAAGACGAAAGACCAACGCTAATCACAGAAGCATAATTTGCATCAGACAATGCAGTTGTAAAATTAACTGTGTAGTCACCAGCAGAATTTCTTGTGACTGAACTCACATTATATGAAGCTCTAATAGTTGCGGTTGTTACGCCATTGAAGTTCACCCAAACTTTTGCCGACCCTTGAATACAATTTGACGATGACGTACTATTTGTACCGTCGCTGAGAGTGCCGATAACTAATGTTCCTGCCATGATGACTCCTTAAACAATTGACCAAGTGCTGGCGTCAGGTACAGTTACCGTTACCCCAGTGTTAATTATGATTGGCCCAAATGACCCTGCGTTACTGGTCGATGGGATAGTGTAATTTGAGGTGACAGTTAAGTCATTTAAAAAGAACACTTTATCTGTTCCACCACCAGTGGCTGATGAAGGCGCGGAACTTGCCCAACCTGTGCCAGTTGAAGTTAAAACATTCCCAGCCGTACCCGGCGAAGTAATACCTGTACCACCATTACCCGCAGGAAGAGTGCCTGTAACCCCCGTTGTAAGAGGAAGACCCGTAACATTTGTCATTGTGCCAGATGTTGGCGTACCCAAGATAGGAGTCACAAGTGTGGGGCTCGTGGATAAAACTACGTTACCCGTACCTGTTGAAGTTGTAACTCCAGTACCGCCATTGGCAACCGGTAAAGTACCGGTAACCCCTGTTGTTAAAGGCAGGCCCGTAACATTCGTCATCGTGCCAGACGTCGGCGTACCCAAAACAGGTGTGGTTAACGTTGGACTTGTAAGCGTTTTGTTGGTCAGCGTTTCTGTACCTGCTAATGTGGACAATGTGCCTGTAGTTGGCAGTGTGAGTGAGGTTGTATTGGTGGCGGTTAACGTAACGCCGTATGCGCCTGAAGTTGTGAGTGAGCCTGCGGTTGTAAGCGCCCCAGCAGTAGAAATATTCCCGCCAAGCGTAATTGTCTTGCCTGTATTGGCAACACCTGTGCCCCCGTTAGCCCCAAGCAGTACCCCCGATACATCAGATGTGCTGATGTCAATTGCATCCCAAGCGGTGTTGGTTCCATCTGATTTAAGGTACTTACCATTGGCAGTTGTTTGGGCTGGAGCCAGCGCATTAAACGCGGCGTTAGCTGTGGTTTGACCCGTACCGCCGTTGACGATAGCCAAAGTACCTGTTAAGTTGGCAGCATCAATTGTGTAAAAGTTTGTGGCATCACTAAAGACCAGCACTTTTTTACCGTCCGCAACCGAAATGCCTGTACCCGCTGCGGTGGTATTTCCAATAACCGTTGAGTTGTAAATTGTGGCGGTATAGCCGCTGTTATTATAAATAACATACTGTTTTGAGACAGGCGGCGCATAGACTGAAAAATTTGCTCCTGTCGTGGTAGTCAGCCTTAACATGGCGTATATAGACTGATTCAACGACGCCGATGAGGTCGCCCCATTGACATATGTGAATGCTTGGCTTGCTGAAGTAACGCTTACCGTCTGATACCCAGCGATAGCAGTATCAAAAATGTAAGCAAAATTATTGTCCGTGGTTGCTCCCCACGTACCGGCTTGATCGCCAGAGCCAATAAGCTCAACTCGTAAACTGTTTGAATATGTGCTTGACATAGTGTTTCCTTAAACAACTGACCAGTATGAACCGGTGGGGATGGTTACTGTTACGCCCGTGGAAATTGTGATTGGCCCCGCAGACATGCCGTTATAGCTGGTTGTCATAGTATAGTTTGATGAAATTGTTTGTTGGTTTTCATGTACACAACCAGATGAGGCTGCCGTACCGTTGTTTGTGTAAGTTGCAGTTGTTGCCAATGTAGCCAAAGTTGCAAGAGTAGCCAATGTAGCATTGGTAGCAAAAGAAGCATTGGTTGCCGAAGAAGCAAAAGAAGCATTGGTTGCCGAAGAAGCAAAGGTGGCGTTGGTTGCGGACGATGCCAGCGTGGCTAAAGTGGCTAAAGTGGCTAAAGTGGCTAAAGTGGCTAAAGTTGCAAGAGTAGCAGTACCACTTAAAGAAGCGGTGATCGTACCCGCACTAAAGTTACCTGATGCGTCTCTAGCAACAATAGTTGATGCCGTATTTGCGTTTGTTGCGTTTGATGTAACTGTAAATGTTGCTGCCGAAGATTGATTAGCTGTAAATGTTTGTGAGCCAGACAAACCTGTACCCGCAACCGCAAGCGTTAACGTGCCATTATTTACGTTGTTAGCTGTTGTTGCTGTTGTAGCAAGGGTCGCTAAAGTGGCTAAAGTCGCAAGCGTAGCCAAAGTGGCTAGAGTTGCAGATGAAGCAAAGGTGGCGTTGGTAGCAGATGCTGCTGAGCCATCAATACTAATTCCCGTCAAAGATTGCGCTGCACTTGCCCTATTTACCGCAATGCTTGTTGTTCCAAGATTAAAACTTGAAGTAGTATAAAAACCATTTGTTACAGAAGAAGCAAGGGTCGCTAAAGTCGCAAGTGTTGCCAAGGTAGCAAGCGTAGCTGACGTAGCATTACCAGACAACGCACCGCTAAAGGTAGTTGTAGTAAGAGTTCCCGTGCTTGGGACAAATGTTATTTTTGTACTGGATACTTTCTGCGCAGCATTGCCTGATGTGGCTGATACCCATGTTGGATAAACGGCAGTTGCAGTTGCAACATCATCGGTTATTGCTGTATTTGTTGCATTAGTAGCAAGAGTCGCGGATGTTGCTAAGGTTGCAAGCGTAGCCAAAGTAGCCAGCGTTGCGGTCGTAGCTAAAGTTGCGTTTGTCGCAGATCCAGCAGCAATGCTGGATTGGTTTATCCATGACGGAGCCGCTGTAGCATTACTCTGAAGAATTTGACCAGAAGTGCCCGCAGCAGAATATGCTTGCGCAGTGCCTGTGCCATAAGTAACGCCTCCGTTTGTTGGAGTGGCTGTAGAGTTTGTACCCCCGTTAGCGATTGGGAGCGTACCACTGACTGCGGTAGCTAAACCAACTTTCCCCCAGCTTGGGGCAGAACCAACACCGCCCGAGATTAACGCATTACCCGTTGCAACATCTGCAAGTTTTGCCAACGACGTTGTTGTATCTGCGTAAAGAATGTCTCCCACAGCGTAACTGGACTGACCAGTACCACCCAAAGGAGCCGTTACTACTGTAAAGCCTGTAGCCAACGAACCCGCAGCCAATGCCCCAGTACCAGTAAGGCCGGTATAGCTGCCACTGATCCGACCAGAAGGCAACGTACCCGATGAGATATTGCTTGCATTGGTTGTATCCGTTGTTGCTGAAGCTGCTAAACCTGAGACTGCGCCCGAGGCTATAGCAATGCTTGTTGGGGTAACGCTGGTTACTTGTCCTTGGGCATTTGTTGTGAGTACTGGAACTGAGCTTGCGCTTCCATATGTACCCGCAGTACCTACGTTAGAAATATTAAATGTGGTTGCTGGAGATAGATTAAGCCCAGTACCTGCGTTATAGGTAATTGGCGCATTGAACTGCAAGAATACAAGCGCTGTTGTTCCTACTGTAATTGGTAAAGGTGTCTGCTGAACCCATGCGGTAGATGCGTTGGTTCCCGAGATAACCAAAACATAATCACCAGCATCAATCTCATTTGTTCCCGCTCCGCTGGAGTCGTAATCAGTTGATCTGGTAAGAACAAACTTGGTTGACACGCTACCCGCATTGGTAACGTCATAGATACCGTTATATGCGGCATTGCCACCAACTTCATCTTTAACCAATACACGTTGACCAACGGCAGGTGATCCGCCACCAAGCGACAAAGCGCCGTTGGCTGAAGCTGTAATTGTTGCCCCAATACCTGATGCGCCATTGTTGTAAACGTAAGATGGGAGAGCGGCAGTTGATGCGTAATTGACTGGTTGGTGGTAATTTAATCCAGCCGCAATTGAATCCGCATAGTCTTTATTGACAATGTCTGTTCCACCAGACGGCGTAGCGGTAATTGTTCCCGCAGTCAACGTAGCCGTTGCCGCAGTCAGGGTATTGAACGTATTCTGGACTGGGTATGAACCCGGGGAATCTAAATAGATCGCACGCGCTGACGGGTAGGTACAGAAGACATTTTTTGTTCCCGAACCAAAGGTTACAAGCGACCCCGAATTACTTGAGGAAAGTACCGTATTTCGAGAAAGGGTTGTACCCAACGATGTGTACGTACCAATACCAACTTCCCAGTCGCCTGTGGTTGGGTCTGAAATTGTGTAGTAAGTAGTGTTGCCATTGCCAATAGCGGCAAATGTTTGGAAACCAAGGACAGCACCGTTAAGCGTCAGTGTTCCAGTACCCGCTGTAGTGGTAGTTTCCTGAACTCGATCTTTAACTACAAGTGCCATGATTAACCCTGCGTTTTAACTACTTGCCATGTGTCTGTTTGACCGTCATAGATGACTGTCCATCCAGCACTTTGGGCATCGTTAATTGTTTGCCAGCTACTTGTCTGGGCTGTTCCAACCGTAGACCAAGTAACAGATTCAGCATTATTGATCGTGCTCCAATTTGCCGTTTGCGCATCGTTGATGATCTCCCAAAGCAGCCTTGCAATGATCTGGTCGGCGGCTAACGCACCTTCTGTGATGGTAGCAAAAAAGGCCGCGCTTGCCAAGACGGAATCCAAAACTTGGGCAGTTTCGCTAATGGCGGCGTTGAAGGTAGAAGCAGCTACCAAAGTACTGTCTAACCCAGCAACGGACTCTTGAATAAATACCTGCATTGAGGTAGCCGCGCTGATCGAATCCAACCCAGCGGCGGCTTCTGAGATATTAGCTAAAAAGTCAATACTTGAAGATTGGGCATCTAAAGCTGAGGCAAGCTCGGAAATGACCGCCGCGTAAATTTGCCCAGCAAGAACAGAGTCACTGCCTGTAGCTGCTTCAGAAATAGATGCCGCAAAAACCGCAACAGCTTCAATAATCTCTGAAACTGATGCCGCCTCAATTACCGCAGTCTCAAAAGTAGCCAACGCAACAAAACTATCTCCTCCAGTTACGCTCTCAGATATTGCTGTGACAAAAGTAATGAGCGCCGATACAAGATCCACCCCTGCGGAAGATTCTGAAATTGTTGCATTGAATGTAGATGCGGCAACCGTGACGGCGTCTAACACCGATGAAGATTCTGAAATTGCAGGCGCAAAATTAGCTAGGGCGGACACTGTCTCAAATACTGAAGCGGACTCGGCAACAGTAGAGTCAAAGTTTTGCCCAGCCGTCGCCAATGAAGCAAACGGAGACTGGGCGAATGCAGATGTACCAAACACTCATTAAGTAGCGGTAAGGCTAAATGTATATGTCACATTCAATGTATCGCCATTGACAACCACACGGTCGCCGGGAGATTGGAAATCTGATGCTGAGAACAACACGCCAGATGTACCACTAGACACGGTACACAAGAATGCCCCCGCAACAGTACCGCCAGAGCTACTGATGGCAAAAGATGCCGGGGAGGCGGAATTGGTAATCACAGATGGGTTTGCTGTAGTAGCTGTGCCAAAAGTAACAGCTTTACGTGAGCCGCTGTAGTTTGTGAATTCAGTCCATGAGTGCGAGGCCAAAGTGTCCGTGGCGCTAAAAGTTGTGCCTGAGCCGGGGCCAGTCACCAAACCAAGGTAGAACGCCGCAGTATAGGAAGAGCCTTTGAAATACTGGGTGTTCATATCCTGCAAACCCACGTTCATTACGAGGTTGTGCTCAGAAGTTTCCCATTTAAGGTTGCCGTCTTTGTCCAGACACTGCACGTGAAACACACCGCCTGCGCCTACACCGGCAGTTGCGCCAGTATTGGCAATCAAACCCGCGCTGACAATATCTGTTGATGATGCTTTTTCGTTAAACATAGTTGTTCCTTAAACAAGCCGAATGAGTGCAGATGTGCTGGTGTTGGCAGGCATCGTCACGGTGAAAGTGTTGGTAGATGTTTTGTCATTACCAAAGTCCAAAACACAAATAGCACCATTTGCTCCGGCTTTATAAATCAAAGCACCACGAGCAGTGATTGCCCCAGTCCACGCTGGGGACGCAAAGGATACGTAGACAATACTTCCAGAAGCTGTGACTTGAGAAGAAACTGTAGCGGCTACAGTCTGCCCGCCAGCAACGTAATTCCCGCCTGTGGCCTCGCCTGTAGAGGTGTACGCCGTGGTGGTTTCATCAAGCGTGGCTGCATTTGTGTACAAAGCTAGTTTAAACGTGTCGGTCGTCAAATTGATTGACGCATTAGCCAATCCACTGCGCAGGGTGTTGCAAGAAAAGTTTCCTGTAAAAGCCATTAACGCACCCCATTATTCTGCGGCAAAGGCGCTTGACGGTACTGACCACTGCGGTATGCATCGCTGCGCTCCAGACCATCGCCAAGGCGTTGAGCCAATGCAAGGGCTTCTTTGTACTTGCCGTCATATATACCAATAATGTCGGTCTCACCTTTCATAAAGGTGTAGGCTTCTACCAAAGAACCGTACAACAAAACAGTATCAAAGTTGTCGCCCAGCCATGTCTGCCCACTAGATACAGTGGTGATTGATTCTGGGTAATAGTAATAATGCAACTCTACGTTATACACAGCGTCAGGTGTTGGGCCAAGAATAAAGCTCAACTCATTTGTAATTACAGGCGTTGCGTCATTGGTGGTTGTTGGGCCAAACAATGCGTAGTATTTAGGGGTGGCTGTATCTGTAACTTTTGGATACGCTTGACGGATGAAGTTTACATCCTTATTCAGCAAGAACTCCTGCCCATCCGCAGTTTCAACAGCCAAAGAAAACGTAGACAAGAAGTCACTAGGGCAAGACAGATACTTATTACCCGTGCTTGTCACACCTGTCGCGTTCTTGCGAAGCGATGGAAACTGAACCGAATTGTATATACGTTGTTCAGCCTGCGTAATGAAAGTATTGATCTGCGTAGTTGCAGATACGGTACTCCCACTTGCAAGATATACATCGGGGAACTGATTCTCCGTGTATGACTGAATCGTGTTATACAACGTCGTGTAATTCATGCCATCGGGCCTCTACTCATCAAGCCTTTGGTAGCCGCGCCAGTGCCACGCATTTTGATACCGTCGGTTTTGATAGGCTCATTACCAGCGGATTTGCTGATGTTGCCAATGCTCATATCAACTGTTTTGGCCTCGCTGCGGTTAACGCCGCCTGCACGAGAAGCATCCAACTCATTGATAGTCATGCCTTTGCTGCCTTTGTGCGGCGCAGCATAGACGGCGGCATTGCCAACTTCTTTACCCATTTGTTTGTTGCTAAATTTAGCCATTATTTGCCCCTTGCGCTTCCGCGTTGGTTAACAACCTTAGCCATACCGCGACCATACTGCTTCATCATTTCATTTGTTTTGCCACCTTTAGCTAACTTTAATGATGTGCCTTTTCCGCCTTTATGTTCTTGGGTGTCATGCTGTTTAAACGCCTTTTTGATTAAAGCAACATCTTGCTTTTTATCCATTGCGCTTGATTCCATTTTTGCCATGATCTACTCCTACGTTGTTACCACTGTGACTGTACCAATTTGTACAGCCATTGCCAAGACATTTGGCGTTA